AAAAGGTATGTCTTTTAATGTTTTAAAGAATAGTTCTTTAGAGCAAAGAAATGATTGGAATGGTAATGATGTTATTGAAGTTCTAGAAAAAAAATATCAATATATGTTAGATACTTATTATAATGAATAATCTACTTATCATTTATCTAATTAGTAAAAGGTGCTAATCTTATTATAAGAGGTGTTATTATGTATGATTTAACTGATGAGGATATTTTACTTATAAAAACATTGTTGAGTATTGAATTTAATCAATTAAATACTTATTTATTAAAAAATAGATTTAAGGATAGTAATTCTGATGATATTAAATATACTATATCTACTATTAGTCATATTAATAATTTATTAGATAAGTTGAATAATATTAAATTTTAAAATTTATTTTCTATGATTTGTTATTCTATGCGTCACGCGTGCAAGAGGAATTAAAGGTCTCCTTTGCACGCGGGACGTATATGTAACACGTCCTATGAAAGGCAGGGGGTGAAATTGCTCTATCTATTGAAGTTACTTAGTTAAGGTTGCTTTTAATTGTTTGGAAATTTTGAGTTTTTCCAAATTACATAAGGGGGAATTTATTTGATAACTTATGATGTTAAGAAATCTAAAATTTATGAGGAATTGAGTTCTAATGATAATTTAAATTGGTTTAATAAATCACGTGATAAATTTATACATAATATAGATACTTTTTATTATGTAGCATATGTTGAAAATGATTATAATGAGTGTGAAAATGTAAAAAATTTTTTAAATTATCTTGATTTAAAAAAGAATGAGTCTATAGAAATTTTTGACGATGTTGTTCTTGATGAAATATCTACAGATTTATTTATAAGTCCTCTTAGCTTTGGTATGTATTTTTATTCTATAGAAAAAAAAGACAAGTATATCATTTTTATTTCTAGGAAAAAAGCTACAGAGAATACTCCTGAAATATTAGTTCAAATTAGGTCCGAGTTTTTATGGCTTTATGGTGAGCATAGAGCCATCGAAGAAAGCTTTAATGACTTAACGTTAATTTTAAGTAAATATGATATTAATATTAGTCGAACCGTTGAAAATAGGATTGATTTTGCTTATCATACTAATTATATACAAGACCCCTTAAATTTTTTTAAAGAGGAAAATTTAAACAAGATGCAAGTGTCACGATTTACTAGATGGCGCAAAGAAGGTCGGTTTGTTTCTGATGAAATAGTCGAATGTGATTATCTTTCTTTAGGTCGAAGAAAGTCAAATAATACTTTTTTAAGAATATATAATAAAACTCAAGAAGTTGTAAATCAAAATTATAAGCAATTTTTTATAAAAGTTTGGTTTTTTAATGGATTGATTAATAGATTTGATTATTATGTACTTGAAAAATGTTTTAGTGAAGGTTCTTATAATTATGTAGATAAAGCAAGGCTTGAATTTTATCTTGAGCATGGACAAGTTTCATCTATTAAAAATAAAATAAATTGTTTATTAAATTCTAATGATAATCTTTCTATTAAAAAGTTAGCTGATGAATTAGTTCCTAAGTTAACTATAGTTGTTAATATAGAATTACAGACTAAACGCAAGTTTTACTCTACTATGGATAGTTCTATATCACTTTTAAAGACAGTTACATGTAAATATAAAGAGTTAGAAAGGATTTTTAAAATACTTGATAATAAAGATATTTTTCATCAATATATTACCACTGATGTTATAAGGTTTGTTGATTTTTCAACACATACTAGGAAAAAAAATTGTGATACTGCAGCATGGTGGAAAAGACTACAAAGCATAAAATTATATAATACAATTACTGATGAGAATAGGAAACTTATTAGAGAGTATCAAAAATATTTAGATATAGAAAGTATTAAGAAAAGAGTTTTGAATAGTTTATCAACTTTGAGTGTCTATATGAAAAATGAAAATGATGATCCTTTATCTACTGATATAGTTGATTTTATGAGTTATCTTAATGAAAGTGATGTTCATAAATCTATTAATTACAAAAAAAAGAAATCGGCTTTGTTAAAGAACCGATTACAAAATTTGAAATCTGTTGACCTACAGAAAAATTTCATAATTGTTGATTCAGAAACAGCCGAAATCCTTGAATGAGTCTTTTTAGGCTCTTTTTTTTATTATAGCATTATAAATCTTTTATATCAATATCAAGAAATTTACATAATTCTATGAATTTATCAATTTGTTGTATGCTTTTTCCATTTATCCAATTTGATAATGTTTGTTCTGACATATTGAGTGTTTTTGCTATTTCTTTATTAGTATATCCTTTTTCAATTATTCGTGTTTTAATTATTATGTATTTTTTCATTTTATCACCTCTTTATTTTTAATATTATAATACATTAATTATTATAAATAAAATGTAATAAATTATCATTTTTTACTTGACATTAAAGAATTTTTTAATTAATATAATAATTAATATATTAATTAAAAAATTCTTTAATTATAAGGAGGTTTTAAAATGAAAATTGAAGTTATTGTACTAGGTAAAAATCATTATGACATGGAAGGTCAAAGAGGTGCGAATTTGGTTATCTATGGCGAATATGAAGAAACTAATAATAAAGCTGGAGTTTCAGTTTCAGAAGCTTCTATTGATTATTTAGAACATCAAAAAGTTAGTGTTTTTCCTGCAAAATATGTTGGAGATGCTCAGTTAGTATCTACAAAATCTC